CGCCATCAGCAGTTAATCCATTAGCAGCTTGCCACTTCTTGAGTGCTGCTTCTGTTCCAGGGCCGAAATCGCCGTCAGCTTTTATTCCTAAGGCTTTCTGCATTTTTGCAACTGCAGGACCATTAGCGCCTTTCTTTAAGGCTTGAGTAACGGCATCTGTAATCTGATCGTGTACTGCACGGACCTTACCTCCTAGAACTGCTAAAGCATGTTCGTAGTGTTTTTTTCTATCCTCTAGTCCAATAACTCCGCCATTGATACGTTTGGTCATAGCCACGATATCGCCGCTGTCGGCTATCTCGTTCAGTCCATTAGTTTTCCAGAACCAGCACGCACTCTCTAGTGCGCCTTGTTTTGTTTTTAAGTATTCAATAGTTTCGTCTAATGTCTTACCGATGTGCTTGGCAAACCTAGAATAGTTGTCTTTACCAGTTAGTTGTATAACTCCACGACCTCTAAACTTCCATCCTTCACCGCTTGCAGTACCACCATTGCCCATACGGCTAGCATATACTATGTTTGCAATTTTTTCTGGCTGTCTATGATACGCTTGTGCGTCTCTACCTGCTTTTACAAAGTATTTAGGAAATATCTTATTCAACCCTTCAGCAGAGTAGTTAAGATTTTCTTCTAGCACTTTGAAGTTATTAGATTCATGTCCGCATTGCGCTACAAATCCGGCTATTCGTGCAGGCGTATTTATTTCATACCGTGGAAATAATAAAGACATAGCCGAGAACCACTCGTCTATGTCTGGATTGCCGTGCAGCATTTGTTCTACGTGTTGTTTAGTCAGTGTCAAATATAGTCTCACTACAAACACTTTGGATTAGCTTGTGCTAGTGTTTGTATGGCTGGGGGAGGAGGGCTCGAACCCCCGACACTCGGTACCAAAAACCGATGTTCTACCGCTGAACTATCCCCCAACTGTGATTACCAGTGATGGATTACTCCGCTGATAATAACAATATTAGTTATGATATAGATTGCTACTATTAGCGTCCTGATAGTGGCTACTATATCTGCCTCTGTGTCGTCTGGTGAAGCTTTTTCACCAAGAGCTTTTGCCCAATATCTCCACAACCTCATTGAACTTCGTTCAATCCATGTTCTCTGTCAAGATACTTGTATTCTACCTTCACAGGTTCAAATTGCTTTAATTCATCAAAAATGATGTTTATGTCGAGAGAGCCGCAAGTGTACACATCCAACTGTATTAGTGCCGGACTAGGCTCATCCCATACGTGCATCGCTATATGCGACGTTTCTATAATGCAGGCTACAGTAAGCCCGCGATTTCCTGGAACATCAAGATATTTAGCAAAAGGGCCAACTAGTGCCTTCATGCCTATCTTTGATATTAAATCCCGTACCCATTCAACAGCCCATTCCTCACTGGTAGGTGGGCGGTTAACTTCTGTACGAACTATAAGGTGTTTGTGTTCAAGAACCATTCTGCATCTCCCTTGCAATCATAATTATGGCAGTTCTCAAAGCCCTTGATGGGCGATTTTCTGCTTCTAGCTGCTTGGCTAGTTTTTCTAGTTGCACGAGTACATGCTGAACGGCGTATCTCTCCACATGGCATCTGCCTTATCGTTGAATTTTGGTGGACCTGTCGGGAGTCGAACCCGCATAACTTCCGTGCAAGGGAAGCCCCCATCCCGATGGACAAGCCCATTATTTGTTACGATGATCGTTGATAGCCTACATCAATGTTCAAAGGATGCGTTAAGGTGTTTAGTCTCTTCACCAAGCCGATTTGATGACCTATTACACAGCAGCTTAACCTGTGTTTTTACTCCGTGCGTTGCACATCACTACAAAGGCTATAAGTAGGAGAGGTGGATGGGGTCGTATTAGTAGTACTGCCTGCTGGCACAAACAGCACAGTCCGAGTATGGACATTTTGATTTTGGCAGGGGAACAGGGAGTTGAACCCTGGCTTTCTCTTTTGGAGAGAGATGTGCTACCGTAACACTTAACCCCTAGATAACTCTTGTAGTCTGATAGCTGCTGATATAGCAGCATCAAGTTGTTCTCTTGTTTCACACATTGCAATGCACGACCAAATTTGTTCTAAGGTCAGACCACTAAATTTGGCATTACCAATAGCACTTGCAATATAGTTATAATCTGATATAGAGTATTCCATGTAAAAGTACCTGCCCATTATCCGTTGACGAGACGGTCTATGTCTGGTGGCAGCGATGCAGGTCTTGCTCCATACACCCTTATTCTGCCTCTTGCTTCCGGCCAGACCGGCGAAGTGTCAAACAGGTACTTATAGATGGTGCCCCCACGACGACTTGAACGCCGGACCTTCTCATTACAAGTGAGCTGCTCTACCAACTGAGCTATAAGGGCAATGTTGAGACACTTACCGTGGTGTCTCGCGGGTCTATTACGTGACCACCCGTTAGTCAGATTTGGCTGTGCCAATAAGTGCTAGTACAATTACTGCAAACAGACCAAATAGAAAACCTAGAATAGCCCACACAGTAGTATCACGGTTACGAGTTTTTGCCATTTCGGCACATAGCCAAGCAAAAAGAGCACCAAAAAGAATGATAATTAAAAGTTCCACGATTATCCTTATCGTTTAGTTAGAGAAACGCCGATAGCGGCTGCGATTATGAATACTGCTAAAACTATAGCTACTGGAATCCAGATAGGGGATAACACCCACCACCAACTCCAAGTAATAGTACCTATTAGTTTATGATGTATGAAAAGTAGAGTTAGTAGCCCTAAAAAACCAGTGCCTCCGCTTACATATTTAGTCTTATCTGTGGTGGACATTAGATTACCTTAAAGTTGGTACCCCCTGCCGGACTCGAACCGGCACTCCGTAGGAACGAAATTTTAAGTCTCGCGCGGCTACCAATTTCACCAAGGGGGCAATATGTTTATTTGGTCCGCCCTATACTAGCCGCTACGCAGCCAGCACTATCTCTGTGTATACCGACGGACAGCATACCCGTTGCAACACTTACTAATCATGTGTTAATTCACAGTCAAGAGCAGCTATAGTGCTTCAAAAGCTACACTCTATTTACCGCTATGCACACGGTAAAATACCCCGGCTAGACAAAAGCGCTAGCTATTACCCGCAGGCGGTGTATATTGGTCCGAGTGGAGAGATTTGAACTCCCGACCCACTGGTCCCAAACCAGTTGCGCTACCAAACTGCGCTACACTCGGATATTCGTACTGCGAGGGTCTGATTCTCGCAAGCCGAGGAAGAGAGGGAAATAACCTTCGTAGCCAGTACAGACTATAGGCTCAGGTCAGTGCGCTTTTCTTCCTAATTTAAAAACTAGACTTGTACAACATGCTGCTAGTAGTAAACGAGCGTTTCCAAGCCCATTCATCTAGCACAAGTTGATTGAAGACAACATCTTCAAGTTCAATCACATCATCTACGCTCAACTCTAGCATACGGGCAGCACGAGTATAATCGGCTTCGTAACTAGTAGGAGCTGTAGGAACGCTCTTCATATCTTTAATCTTATCTAGATCTCCAGTGTTGGCAAGTTCCAGATTGTGTTTGGCAATTTTAACAGCTAGTGCTTTGTAATCGTCTACAGCCTCATTATACTCTGAAATGTGTTTGGCTTTATTTTCTTTTACAATAGCCAAAAGTTTTACTTTATCAATTTTGACGCTGTGCATTACATTTTTTCCTTGCTGTCTCATATAATAGTATCCGTTATGATTCTGTTAGACTTCTTAGAGTTACAAGACCTACATAACAGTTGTATATTATCTACTGTAGTGAGGCCGCCCTTAGATACTGGTATTATGTGGTCTAAACTGAGATTTTCCCCATAGTCAATATTGTAGTCTTGATTAGTGTACCCACAAAATACACATTTGTGCTTATCTCTACAAAATATAAAATATATTTCTTCTGAAGATAAAGACCTGTCTAAACTTCTATCTCTTTTTCTAACTCTGGATACTTGAGCTTCAGAGTTATTATAGTAATAAGATTGTTGAGTTTTATTATGACAATCCTTACAATAATTAGCAATACCTTTTGTACATGTATTTTTAATATTGAAACTATCTAAAGGTAAGATTAAATTACACTTATTACAATAATAGACATTATTCTTCAGTAGAAGATAAGTCAGTATTCTTTGACGAGGAGGTTTGTCTGGAAACCATTGTTTAGTAATTCTAACCCATTTAGAATTAGATATAGATAGATTAGAACTTACCTCACCGCTAGTAAGTAGCGCCTGTACTAAAGAATCTAAAGTTATACCTTCTTTTGCAAGAGGCAAATCACGGCAGTGTACACTAAGAAAATCTATTAAGTGCATAATAATTTGGTGCCTCCAGTAGAACTCGAATCTACAACCTGCGGATTATGAGTCCGACGCTCTAACCAATTGAGCTATAGAGGCGTATTCGTTACAAGTAATATAACACGCTGCTAACCTAGTGTCAACAACTATTTTTATTTGATTGCCCCTCTACACCCTCAGGGCAGGTCTACTAGCTATCTAGCCTCGTACTAAGCCTGAGGTTTCACTGTGTCTAGTACGTTGGCTTTGCTATCCCAACTTCTCCACCCTAAAATGCCTGCTCTACGAGCTTTGCTCGGAGTAGCATGTTTAAGATGTTCTAAGGAACAATCATAGCGAGTTCCGTAGTATTCTTTGGGCCACTTCTTTTTTTCTTTTTCTTCTGTCATGATTACCCTGAGTGGTGCTCTCAACAGGACTCGAACCTGTAACCTTCTCCTTAGGACGAAGCCGCTCTATCCAGTTGAGCTATGAAAGCATATATTGGCGATCCCGGCAGGACTCGAACCTGCGACCCACTGCTTAGAAGGCAGTTGCTCTATCCAGCTGAGCTACGGAACCTCTGTTATATCAACTATATGTTATTTTTAACCTACAGGCAATATCGAATTTCATTCGAACGCTTGGATACGGTGGGAGAAAACTTCATTGTCTACAATCTCAAACCACCAGGCACCTTCTTTGAGCGTTTTGAATCGGTTTACAATGCTTACGTGTTTACAAGAACGCTTACCCCAAGCAGCAGGACAGCTGCACTTAGCCTTACGAACAGTATAAACTGCATCTGGGTCTTTACGGTCTCCGAAGTTAGCCACTTCGTACACATCTGGAAACTTTTTCTTAACGGTATACATGGTTATCTCCTCGTTTCTATATAAATAATATACGCTGAAAATAACCTGAGTGCAAGAGAAAATTTAAGGCGTGTGATTAGCAATAACCACACGCCTTAAGTGAAGCCATGCCTAATGCACACTAGGACTTATATGCGATTGACTTCGTATCGGTGAATTTGGTTGTGTGCTGAGGTTAAATTCACAAGCCCTCAGAGAGTTTTTTTGTTAGCCTGTACCACTCACAACAGGCTCCCCGACTTCAGACAATAGTCTTTTGAAGAGGATTTATTGGTAAAGAAGCAGCCCCGCCACCGCTCTTCTTTATGGCTCATCTCATTCTTCTGACATAGCAGACAAATATGATTTCTTCTTATTAAGAGCCTTACCTGTCACGCTAATTACTTAGTGTGATTTTTGTCTAGATATACAATCAGGTCAGCAAGTACCTGTTTGGTAGAACCGCTAAAGCCTGTAGTGTCAAATCCTACAAGGCTCTCTAGCGTATTTAGAAGCTCTTTCTTACTAGGTCCGTTCTTTTTGTTATCTTGCTTAGGTGCAGGCACGTATACGCCTTCCTTAACAAGTTTAGAGCGGATAGACCTTACAGGCTTGTTTAGTTGCTCAGCAATTTCATCAATGCCTTCAGTACCTAGCTGTTCATATAGAGATAGTAGTTGTGCGGTTTGTTCTGCGGTGTAATTTTGTTGAGTTTCTGACACTGTTTTAAAACTCCATAAGGTTTTGTGTATATATACATTACGTGATTCGAGAGCCAGATGCAACAAAAAATTTATTTAAAAATGGACTAGTCCTCCATCCAACGCGAACGTCTTACGTACAGAGGGCTAGTAGTTCCATCTTGAAACTGAATAAACGCTTGTGCACTGGAATCCCAGTATGAAGCTTCGGCTGCATGAGCCGTGCTATATCCTTGAAAGGTGAGAGTAGCTTCCTCACCTGTAACCATTTTACCTAGTAACTGAAATCCTGAGGCTTCATAGTGCTCTATGTAAGCTTCAACCTGAGATATGTGACAGGCAACTTTTACTTGCATTCTTTAGGGTCATCCGATCTACTCTGCGTATATTTCTCTTTTTTTGTTTCCATTTGTCCCGGTCTCCTTTGAAATTTACTATACCTTTATTCTTAGCTTGAATAGCAGTAGCATTATATAGTAGATCTAATGAGTTCATTAGTACTCTCCTTGGGGAGAGTTAGAATCCTAGCATATTTCCTCGAAGCGTGTTAAGAATAATCTGACTAGGATGCTCCTCTCCTTGGCTGCGATGAGCCATGCCTCGCAACAGATACTGAATTGTGGCTATATCAAAAGCAATAGTAGGATCTTCTACATTAATGTTATATGTAGTTAGTTTATCGTTATAGTCATTCACCACAGAAGTAAGCAGTTCATGGACTACATTTTGCTCAGGCTTAGCACGAGCAAATGCGCTGAAATAGACAACATTATCAGTATTCAATTAAATTAGTCCCTTTAGGATTGAGGCGCGGTTATTCCAGTAGTTGTAAACTGGGATACCATATTTTTCGGCTTGTTTTGTCTTGGTAGACTCTTCGCCGGATGAAATTAGAGCATAGCAGTCTTTAGTTACAGTATCACTAAGTACAAAACCATGACGAGTTAGGTGACTAGCTAGCTCTTTCTTAGTCATATCTAGCTTACCGCTGATAGCAATTTTCTTTACCTCAGACGGTAAAACGTTTTGCTGAGCTTGTTCTTCCAGAGCATAAGGAAGTTCTAAAACCCAATCTTCGTTTACATCAATCCAAGCCAAAATGCTTTCTACAGTAGTTGGCCCGATACCTTTAATATTTACACTTGCAATGTCTCTAAGATTTTCAAACTTAGGGATATGGTCAACAATCAAACGAGCAGTACTTTTACCAACATTAGGAATACCTAGTGAAGCTAGAACTGTAGCATAGTCTTTTGGACGATTAATCTCTTCTTGAATCTTCTGACCGTTTTTACCTAGAGCATCCCAATCAGTGCGACCAAACAACTCGCTAGGATGCTGGATATCTAGCTTCTTGATACTAGCCTCACCAAGACCTTTAATGCCTAGTGTTTTAACGAAGTACTCTACTAGGCGAAATCCATTATCTTCGTCTACATAGAGCTTTGGGCCTTTGCGGTAAACGTCCATGTTAAGAGCAGCTTTGGCATCTGCAATGGTAAAAGGCTCGTAACTAGAGTGTTCTACAACCTTAACAAACTGCGGAGTGATACGACGCTCAATCAAAACCATGTCTCCACGACGAAGACCGTTTTGTTCTACAAAATCAATGTTGTGAAGAATAACGCGAGATACAGTAGCACTGTCAAGAATGACAGGCTCAACAATACCAACAGGAGTTACTACGCCGCTACGACCTACAGCCCACTGAATATCCTTCAAATAAGTTACAGCACTGAAATGTTCTTTCTTCTTTAGAGCAACAGCAAATCGAGGATACTTAGAAGTATAGCCGAGGTCTTGCTCTACTGCATAAGACTTGTTACGAAATACGATACCGTCCTGAGGGTACATAGAGTAATCGCCCTCGTCAACAGTGTCAAAACCATTCTTACGAGCTAGAGTCATGCGGTCTAGATAGTCTAGATCACAACCTAGAACATCATGAACGATAAAACGAAGATTACGGCTTTCAGCTTCTTTTGCGCTCTTAAGACCAAGAGCTCCCGCAACATAGTTGCGGAAGTTTTCTACGTCATGATTGTCCGTTACTACCTCACCAACATAAGTGAAGTCGTCTACCACTTTTACTGGAATGCCTTTAATGATACGGCTAAGATGTACTACACTTTCACCATACTCACCGTCGCCACGGGTAAGCATAGTGTTAATACTGCCGTTTGTATAGGTAACGCTAAGATTAACACCGTCGAGCTTGGGTAGCCGAATAGAAAATGTCGGATCTACGTCCGACTGCTCGTAAACCTTTTTAAGAGAGTATAGACGATGAGGATGCTTTACTTTGCCAGTAGCCGCTGTAATACGCACAGTAGGGCTATCAGGATCTTTCCAGCCCTGTAGCTTCTCTACTTCGACTAGCTGATCAAACAGGCCATCGTACTCTGAATCTTCTAAGACGGGCTTACCCAGGTCATAGTATAGCTTGTCGTGATAAAGTACAATCTTCTTTAAAGATTGATAATCCATTATTCTTCCTCTAGTTCTTCATCTTCTTCCATCATCATAGCAGTTTGATAACCTATTGAGAAGGCTAAAACTGAAATGTCCTGATGAAACTTATACATCGAATATGTAGACACTGCTACCATCATACCACCTAAAATAGCAACTAGTGTGCCAACATAGCCTAAAATACCTAGTACTACTAGTGCAGCACCTAAAAATCCAATAGCACTCAATGTAATTTGCCTCCGCGAACAAAACTAAGTAACATACTTTCGTATTGCTCTTTCAATTGTTTTTGATTCACAGGAATGTGCCGGTTAAGCACCGCCACCCTAATTTTTCTATATGTGTTTTTAAAAAGAACTCCATGAGGTCTATCAGATTCAACACCTAAATTAAAATGGCTATAAAACTGAGCCGCATGTGCCATTTCATGGCAGACGTGTAAGCCTAAAGACAGGTTCTCATCTGTTGCGTAAAACCCGCCAATTACAGGATCAGCATCAAAACTCTTATACTCATACATTCTGTACGGAGAGGTTCGAGGCATACAAGCTAAACTCATAGCTATGCTAATTCCTGCTCCTTCCTTATACCATCCACCACGGCTACTACGTCTTTTGAGAGACCAGTCTAGCTCCAATTTACTCAATACAAAGTTTTGGTAGCTGTCCCACGTCCTGATAACATCTTCACATTGACGAGCCCAGGACTTAGCTTTTTGTTCATATAGTTGTTTATCGTCCAATGTCTACCACCGCTAATCTAGTAATAAGTTGATATGCGCCCTTATTGTATGCAGGAGCTACAGTAAATTGTTTCATAGGCTCCGAATGCTCTAGACAGGTTCTATAACCCAGCGCGTAACGCTTCTCACTAAAATCTTCACCACAAACTTTACAGATTGCCATAATAAAAAATCCCATGCTATATTTGTAAGATAAATATAGCACAGGACTTACATGTTGGCAATTATTTTTTTGTCATAGCTTCCAGATAATCACCTAGGAAATTAGAAGAGCTTGCAGTTTTACCACCGCCAACCCCAAAGATACTAAAGATACCTAGGCTTGTACACAAATCAAACTCAGCTTCACTAGCACCTGAGGGAGTCCTATCTCCGCCATTAACAAAAGCTAAAGTCTCTCTCCTAGCACCAAACTCTTTGTGAAACTTGTTGATTGCATGACAGGCCGTACCGTCATCGTCATTCCAAGGTTCTAGAACTGAGTATACCATATTAAGACTGTTTATTATAGTCTTACGTTCTGAGTACGGCAAAAAGAAAGTACCTTTCTTGCGAGTCAACCACATATCACTGTTAAGACCCACAACTAGGTGCCCTAAACTTGCAGCTTTGTTAAAAGCTGCTAGATGCCCAGAATGTATAGGATCAAATCCGCCAGTAATTAAGAGGTACATAGGTCGATAATTTCCTGAATTGCTTTTGTTTTTTCGTCAATCTCATCGACAGCTTGTTTTTTAATAGCTGTAGCTGCCGCTCTTACATATGTAGAGTTAAGACCATACGTATCTTTAAGATATTTGACTTTTGCGTTAATCATTTCGCGACTAGCATCTACGCTTTCCATCAATGACACAATAGTGTCAATTGTAGAAGCTACATCTTCCGGGTCTACTGGTTTTACTGCTTTTTGTTCTTTCTCTTTTGCCATTGTTCAATCTCTTTAAAAAAATGTTGCGTTAAGGTTCGTACTTCTAAAGGTAGACACTCTTCTTCAAAGTGCAAATCTAGTTTATTAGTAACTCTACTATATCTATATCGTATAGTAGATAGCAAGGGTAAAGTTGCAAAAGAAATGAGATAAGGATCCATTCTAATAGTATAGCGAGACCAGTCGCTAGGCTCTCCTATACTGTCTATTTTTGGATACCTCTTTTTAAGATCGGTGTAAAACCTACGACCTAAAAGCTCGCTGTTCTTAAGCTCTCTAGGCAGTTCTTGTACTACCTCAAATGCTGGGCTGGATATGAAATCCATCTTTTACAAACCTCCTGTATTCTGTTTCGCTTGGGAACTCTGTGAGTTCTCCGTATATGTTTTTGATTCGCTTAGTAAGCGGTATATAATCTAAAGATAGACCACTAGCTTCTTGTTGAAATGGTGTTTTATTTTCAAAAGGTGGCTGAAAATCAGCTTGTGCATACGGATTAGGATGTACGCTATTTCCCCATTTAAACTGTAAGTACTCTCGATTATACTTTATTCTGTCTATAGATGGATCATTTTTTATAGAAGCACTGCCGTTTACATTCTTATTCTCAACATATAGAGAGTTGAGTACTACCCCATTTAGCATACAGCGTTGTTTATAATCTGCATCTTCGCTATATACGTATACAAAGTTTTCGTCAAATCTACCTACTAGGTTCCAAACATCCCGAGTGATAACAAATGTACTAAACTCAAAGAAGGGCTGTATAACTCCCGTTATCATTAAACCTTCAGTCTCTTCTAAAGCCTGCACTATATGATCTGGGTTTATTTTTGCATCATCTTGTGTTATGACTATCTTATCGAGATTAAGATTATCAAAAGCTATATCGCATATTAAATTCCAGCCACCAGCACAACCAATGTTCTTACTAGTAGTAAAAAAGTTGCAACCAAAAGTAGGTGTATACTTTTGGTTGCCATTATCTATCATATAGTATAATGAGTTTTTAACTGGATTGGTATTGTCAAAAAAACTTTGTGCAGCTGAATAGGTTAGCACAAATATATTATTTTTTATCATCGTTTAAACAATCTAGTAAATATTTTTGGTTTGTTAGAAGTTACAAAAAACTCTTATCATCCTCTACTACGTCAGCAGAATCTTCTTCTGAAGCTGAATCTTCTAAAGTTTCTTCTACAAGATTATCTGCCTCTAAAGGCTCTTCTGTAGGTTTAACTTCTGGGTCTTTGGTTTTTACGTTATCAAATAGAGCATCTATCTCTTCTTGAGTCCAGTCTTGCTCGCGCTTCCACATGCCTCTTGGCACATTAAAATGAGACTCAGTACCGTCTTCATTTATTTTATACCAATCATATACCGCACCTGTGTTAGTATCTTTAATTGCTCTGAACATTATATTCTCCTATAGCTTAGAGAGCCTGCAAAGGCTCTCCAGCATACATTTCTTCTTCTTTTATGAAGTTATAACAATGATTAACTGCTACTTCTTTATTTTTTGCTTCGATATCGAAGTCAGCATATTGTAGCATAGGTACCATTACTGCTAGCCTGTCAAGGTCATGCAGAATTTCACTATGCTCTAAAGCTTTAGGTACATCGACACCATTTTCTTGCCTAGTATGACTAATATGAAATAGTGGTCTAATACTGCCCCAAGTCTTTACGGCATTGCTAAACTCTTTGAGATTTACAGTAGGGTAGGGTCGCTGTTTACGCCCCCAACAATCGTAATGGTGAATATCGAAAGTTGCACGAGTAGGAATACGACTACAAAGGTCTAGTACATGTTCGATATCATAGCCGTTAGGCTTATCTTCGTTTTCTACAGCTAGACATTGCTGAGCATAATCACTTAGATATTGAAAGTTTGTGGCAAAGCGATTAATACCTTCTTCACGAGTACCTTTATACACGCCTTGCAGGTGAATGTTTACTACAAACTCTCTTGGCTCAATACCCATATACCTGCCAATCATTGAATGATATTCAATATCTTCAATTGAGTTCTTAACTACGTCTGAATTATTAGACGCTAGAACCGTATACTGACCGGGATGCATAGACAGTCTGATTTCATTGTCTTTAGCTACTTTACCAATTCGTTCTAGTTTTAAACGAATTTTGTCATCAATTTCTTGATACCAAGGCTTAGCTTCTTCGACAGTAAATACTGGAAGAAGAGTGGTGCTAATACGAAAACTACGTAGATTTACTGGTTGTTTAGCAAAATACTCAGACAAAGTTTTATACAGTTTATCTAAGTTTGCTAGGGCTTTTTCTTGCACTTTTTGTTTTCCGCTAGGGCCTAGTGCAGTAGTTTTAGTAGTCGTACCAACATTGTAAGTTTTTACAAGTTTTGGGTCAAAAAACTGGCAACATTGAGAAATGCGCCAAGAACGATTAGTTTTATTAAAGTATTCAGTCATATTACAACTTTCTGTTTGAACATAACAACAATATATAATAAAAACAGAAAGATGTCAATAAAAAAATGACTTATTAAGGTCTAGGAAGTTCATCCATACTAATAACTACTCTGCCTTCTTCCATATCAGAGTCCTCAGCAGATGATACATCATCATTTGCTTCCTCTGCATCCTCGCTATCTCCAAACTTGTAATAGCTATATATAGATTCTATGTGATGGTCCATTTCTGAAATTTTAGCTTGTATCCAACCTTCTATTTCTGCATCTTTACCAATCATAGTAAGTAGCTCTGTTGCATAGGCTACTGTCTTTTTTAGACTGGCCCTTGCCATTTTTGCTTCGCTCATATTAAACTCTCCGTTATTTTCTTGGGCCGCCTGGTTTAGGGCTAGCTTTAGATCCTCCTGGACCTGCCCATAACTTTTTTCTTGCCCAGTAGTTTGCACTAAATTTATCGTCTTTTGTTAAATTACCAGAACCGTCACGTATTCCAGCGCTTCTTTCTAAGTAATTTTTTCTAGCCTCTGCAGAATAATTGTGTCCGTAATCTTTATGACCAAACTTTACAACCTTTATCTCGTCGCCTTTCTTAGCTAAAACTACTTGTTTATGCTGAGAAGAGCTAGTGTTTCTTTTAGGTTTGTTAAATCCGGGATATGTCTCACCACGGTATTCAATTTTTCCGCTTGGCAATCTTTTTACGTCTTTTGTTGTTGCCATTTTTTGGTTCAGCCTTTTGTTTTTTAATTTTAGGTTGTCCTAGAAAAGTAGATTGAAACGCTGGAGCTACTGTCATTTCATTTTCCTATAACGTTTTACTTTTTTAGCTACACTTTCTGGCTGGGAAACAAATTGTTTTCCCTCTTTAGTACCCTCTCGTTTAGCTCTATTAGTAGCAGCTTTTTCACCTCTAGACAGTGCCTTCCAAGCTTTTTCAGGCAGATATCTACCTCTTTCTGATTTTGGCTTGTCTGCTTCTTTATCTGAAGAATACTGCCATTTCTGCTCAGTCCACTTTTTTAAAGATCGTTGAGGTGCTTTTAGTGCCATTACTTTTTCTTCATTTTCTTAAGCATTGCTGCTTGCAGTGCTGGTGGTAGTTTTTTCTGTGCAGCAGTTAAGCCATTAGCTGCAGCTTTCATAGGTTTTTTACCTGCTTCTTCTTTTTTCATAGGTTTCTTAGCCATTTAAGGTCTCCTTATTTTTTGTAACCGCCGCCAGCTTTTTTATACTCGACAGCTAGTAGTTGTGCTTTTCTAGCACTCCATTGCCCGGGCGCCCCGCCTTTACTCCCAGCTTTGATACGTTCAAATATCTGTTTTCTAAGAGTAGGTTTAGTATACACGCCGGCTTCGTTTACTCTTGACTTTGTAGCCATTTTATTTTTTCTTAGCTGCGCGAGCTTTAATCATAGCAGCTGCTGCTACTCTTTTACCGGCTTCTTCACTACCGTATTTTGCCGCTGCACTCTCCGCAACTCTAGAGAACATTTTACCTGCCTTGCCAATGTCTTTACCGGCTACAGCACGTTTGGCTAAAGAACTACGTTCTTTTCCAGTTAACAGCTTCATTCCAGGCTTTTTTGATTTAAGCTCTTTTGCCATAGTTTAACACCTTATTTTTTGGATTTACCAGCCGCGGATAGTGCAATAGCAATAGCTTGTTTTCTTTCAGCTTCTTTTTTGCTTATTCCTTGTTTAGCTGCTATGCTGGCAATAGCTTTTTTTCTTGTTTTGCCAGGTTTATCCTTAATCAGCTCTTTAATATTTGCTGAGATAGTTTTCTGGCTAGAACCTTTCTTTATAGGCATATTATTTCTTCCTGTTAGTATAATCATTATGAATACTATTTGCAGATCGTTCTGAATATACTTTAACTTTTGCCACGTCGCTATATTCTAACTCTACGACAGGCAGGTATTTATTATGTATAGTCCAAAAATAAACATATTTCTTTTTTGTAAGAAGCCCAAACTTGCGTTGGGCTTCCATAAAAGATTTTATTAGAGTTCTATGCTCAGGCGTCAACGGTTCCTGTAATAAAGCTTGGAAGGTCTCTGATGATATTTTCCTCACTATTGGGTAAATCGTTACTGTTCTTATCATTTTTCTCTAGGTGATGTAGTATATCTCTAACAAGAGCGCTTCTTACTACATCTTTATTTTCATAGTGTATAACAGCCACACTTCTACAATTTTTTAATCGTTTGACTGCCCACTGTAATCCATTTTCACCTGTAATGTCACTTTGAGTGGGATCTCCAGTTATCACTACTTTTACATTTTCACCAAATCTTGTTAAAAACATTTTCATTTGGTCTATTGTAGTGTTCTGGGCTTCGTCTAGAATTATAAAAGCGTTATTAAACGTTCTTCCTCTCATGAAAGCTAGTGCAGCAACTTCTATAGTACCTTCATGGACAAGATCTTGTACCATTTTTGGATTAGATAAGTCACTAAAAGCATCCATTAAAGGTAATAAGTATGGATCTAGTTTTTCTTTCATGTCTCCTGGAAGATAACCTAAGTCCTCTGTGGCTATAGCAGGCCTTACTATTACTATTCTATCAACAAATTCAAAGGATAAATAGTGATAGGCTTGTGAAGCAGCTAAGAATGTTTTACCGCTTCCAGCGCTTCCTACTGCAAAAACTACTGGGAGCTCTGCTATCGCATTTAGAAACTCTTTTTGTTTTTTATTTTTTGGTTCTACGGGTCTAATACGTTTTTTGTTCATAGAACTTTTTTACCCTGTATCGCAAGTCGGGTATGTATGTTTTTGGCGTTCCTGTAAATAATTGGAATCCTCCCTGTTCATTTGCAATTAGAATAACGAACCTATTTACTTGTTCTGGGAACATCCTATTATGAGCCTTACAATAAGCAGTAGCCTGAAGAAAGTAATCTTTAACGTAGGCTATAGGTTTTTCTTTTCTTGCAGTCTTAAAGTCAACTAAGGTTAACTTGCCCATCCAATAACCTAGATTATCGCAGCGTCCAGCAAGTTTAAGTTCATCATCCCACACAACAAATTCCTGAGCCAAGCTCTCATATTTGTGAAGTAAAAGTTGCTTCATTATAGACTTTACCATTTGTTGTATGAATAGCGGTTCATTGTCTAAGCCACTATGTTTAATAAAGTGGCGGGCATCCTCTATCGTAGGTTTAGAATACTCTATTAAAAAATCTTCTAAATATTTGTGTAGTATCGTCCCTCTCAAGGATGCCGCCTCAAGAATTTTATCTGCTTCTTCCTCGCCTACTTTAGCTCTCCAAGCATCAATGCCGCTCATATTGGCAGTTGCCTTTAAAACTGTAGTAACACTAGGAAACAACCCTACGGGAACGTCATACACTCTACCGTTAGGTTGATCTATATTTCTAAAGTCTTTACATTGATTATATGTTAACATATTAATTTTAATTTGGCAATACAAAAAATTTAAAGAACCGAGAGAGCAAACGCTCTCTCGGCTCCTACCTAATTAACTTACAGGTATTGCTTTTACTTTCTTGGTTTCTGGAACTTTATTTGCGAGTGTTATTTTTAGTATACCGTCTTGGTATGCCGCACTAGTAACTTCTATAGTATCAGCTACTGTGAAAGTTCTAGAAAACGATTTTGAGCTAATTCCTTTGTGAATATATTTTTTAGAGTCTTCTGGTTTTTTTGTGCCAGATACCTCTAACACTCCGTTTCCTAGCGATACTGAAATCTCCTCTTTTGAATATCCAGCTACTGCCAGCTCTATTCCATAAGAAGTATCACTTTCCTTATACAAATTATAAGGCGGAAAATTGACCGAAGCTTTGCTATTAAGTTTTAATAGTAAATCTTCAAAACCAATAAAAAATGGGTCATATGGTGTTAAGTTAGTCATCTGCTTTTCTCCTATTATAGCAAGAATTTGAAGCCCCTTTAAGGCGACTTCGTATTATCTACCACTACCTTTATACTGTTCTTAGATAGTGGTCCAATCTCTCTTATAAATCTTTCTTTTTTAAGCTCTTCTATTACATCTTTCCATACTAAATAAAACTCATCGAGCTGTTCCTCGGATAGTTCATCAATAGTAGTAAAGTCAAAGTAATCGTAACATACTAAACTAGCTGCTATAAACATATTAGCACTGCCAATATACCTATCTTCCTGAGATAGTTTATCTTCTGAGAAGCGTGAGCTAACTAGTTCGAAGTTAGCTTCGTTTATAGTATCTGAACTCTCAGAGTATATATCTAGAGGAGTAGATACTAGTATGTCCTTAATTTTATCTATTAATTGTATTGACATATTATTTGAATAATAAGTCTGACCATGTTGCTAGAGCAGCTCCAGTTGCTGCAAATAAGCCTCCAATAAACCATAATGTTCTTAAGCTAGTCTTACCCTGATTTGCTAGCTGATTTAACTGATCTATTTTTTCAAGAAGAGAACCCATTTCGGAGTCAAATCTAGAGTTTAAGCGCTCTACGTCTGTGGCCAGCTTTTCCATCTTCTCCATTAGTGCTATGTGTCTTTCATCAAATTTTGTCTGAAGTACTTTTACTTCAGTTTTGGTATTTTGAGAACGCTCATGTAACTGGCGTATCTCTTCTCGTATACTGGATAAGTCTTCCATTATGATATCTCCGGCCCCTCCCTACCAGTATACGAGAAGCACTCATTTTTGTCAAAATAAAAAATTACAAATTAACTGAGGTGTATTTAGGATAATTGTTAAACGCCCATGCAAACTCCGTTTGCAGCTTTTTTTGAAGCATTTCTGAGTTATTTTCTGTTTTAAGAATATTAATCATTGAGCCGATAGCTGATAATACTGGGTTAATAGTGCTATGAGCATTGAATCCGTGTAGCTCAATTGGATGGCGTTTTACGTGTTTATAAAAATAAGTAGGATTGTTAAGCTTAAGTAGTGTTTTTACTAAAGTTTTTTTACTCTGTTCAGTTATTTCACTAGCTAGCGTTGCACTCATTTCAAAAAATTCAATATCAAAAGGTGTTAGTTTGCTCATTTTTCCTCTTTTTGGTTAAGTATAACTATATATAATCAAATTAACAACCTCTGAGCAAGATAAAAATAAAAGCATATGCTTCTTACTTGTAAGAGCAACAGACTTATAAAATTTTTTAAATTGACACTAAGCACATATATAGTATACTGAATACAAATTGGAGGCAATATGGAAATTTTAATAGTTCAAAACGAACAACTTAGTGGTTATGTGACTAAGACTAGGGAGTATCTAGAATCTCAAGGATATTCAGTTACCGTAGTTGACATCGCAGATTACAATGGAAATGTGCCTGTAAACACAGTACCAAGCTTTTTAATTACAAAAGCGGGAAAAGAAGGTTATACTATGCGAGGTAAGCAACCTTTAGATATAATACTAAACTGGGCAAGAAACTCTGGAGCAGGAAAAGACTAATGCAAATAAAAACTAAAAAATATGGAGGAGACCCGCTAAGAACTTATAAGGTTCTTATGCGTAAACTAAGCAAAGAAGGTCACTACCAAGAAGTAAAAGAAAAAGAGTTCTTTAAAAGTAAAGGACAGAAAAAAAGAGAAGATAAGGTTAGAAATACGGCTAGGACTAAAAAGAAACTTCGAATCATAAACGAAAGATTATCTAAGGAATTGCCAATTAGAAACACAAATCAAAAATCAAGCGGTAAGCAAAAAAATTAAAATAATTCTTGCATGGTACCCCATTAGCATATATTATTAAAACATAATAAGGCCCTTAATTGCTAAGGGCTTTTTTATTTACATTTAGGATATAAAATGAAAACAGTAGTAATAACAGGAAGTGCAGGACTTATAGGAAGTCATTTATGCTATAGATTCCTAAAATTAGGATTCAGAGTTGTAGGTATAGACAGTTTGATTGGCGGCTATAATACTAATATGCCTGACCAAAATAGTGAGTTTATATTTTTTAACGAAGATATTCTTAATAATAAAAAACTAACTGAAATCTTTAAGTTCTATAAGCCAGAATTAATTATTCATTGTGCAGCACTAGCACATGAAGGTTTAAGTGTATTTAGCCCTAAAGTAATTGTAGAAAACATATATGTAGGCACAGCCAGTGTCTGTAGTGCTGCTATAGCTTCTGGAGTAGAAACTTTTATTAATACTAGCTCTATGGCTAGGTATGGAAAAGGTGTACCTCCTTTTGTAGAAAGCAATACAGATTCTAGGCCAGTAGATCCTTATGGACTAGCCAAGAGACATGCTGAAGAACATCTGAACTTAATGAGCATTATACACGGTATAAAGGTATTTCACATGGTGCCACATAACGTGTGCGGGCCTCACCAATGCTATAGTGATCCTTTCAGAAATGTTATGAGCATATTTGCAAACAGAGTGTTGCACGAAAAACCTGTTTACATATATGGAGATGGCACACAAAAACGTAGTTTTTCTCATGTCAGAGACTGCGTAGATGCCTACGAAACTTTATATGCAAATAAAGACAGTATTACAAGTGGTGAAGTGTTTAACATAGGTCCTGACCACGGTAGTGAAATAACTATACGAGAACTAGCTGACATAGTTCACAAATATTTTAACGCAGAGACTAAAATAATACATGTGCCAGAGAGGCCGCAGGAAGTAAAAGATGCCTGGGTAAGCACAGAAAAAGCAAAAAACATATTAAAGTATACTACAAAATACACAACTGAAGACACTGTTAGCGATACCGTAGTTTGGATTAAAAATAGTCCTAAAAGACAATTTAACTATCACTTAGAATTAGAAATAATAACAGAAAAAACCCCAAAAACATGGACAGATAAGCTGTTCAACAAATAACGGCAGACATACAAAACAATATGAACGCCAACCAACAAAAACTCAGACGACAAAGTAATTTTTAGCTATGGTTGGCACCGACCAGTAAATGTAAAAAACTCAGCTGTAGCGTATGTGCGTTTTTCAATGCGTACATTCTTGATACAAGTCTATAAAAATAAAGGATTTTAATGTTGAACCCTATAATAGTAGTACCTTTCGTACACGACGAGGAAGTACAAGCCCTTAAAACTGCACTAGGATATAGACTGCCTGTAGTATTTTGGAAAGACCACGGTATGATTGGTAGTGATTTAGCATACCAAACTCTTTGGAATATGTATCCAGATAGAGATATTATAATTCTACATGCAGACATGCTTCCAATGCCTAACGATACTACTAATAAATGGTATACAGACTTATTGAACTACGTTCAAGCACATCCAGAAGCGGGAATATTTGGTACTACTTTGCTTTACCCTGCTAAAAGTGAAAACAATAATTATTACATACAACATGCAGGAGGCCGGTTTGTAAATGGAGAAGCGATACATTTCGGAGGAGGACTTGAGCTATTTAGTTCAAGCACATCTAGAAACTTGGAAGAAGACACGGGAAAGTACGACAGACTCAGAGAAGTATCCTGGGTTACGTTTGGCGGAATTTATATCCGCAGGGCTGTTATCCGTGACTGTGGTTCCTTTGACCCTAGCTATTATTGGACTTACTACCGTGATGTGGATTATTGTCTTACTGCCCGCAAGCTTGGTTGGAAGATATATCAAACACCGGTTAAGTTACTTCATTTTGAAGGTAAAGACAATAAGAGAATCCAAAGCCAAAATCCAATCAAACAACAACACGCAGCCATAAATCATAGAATATTCCTTGATAAATGGCAAGGCAGTGATCTATTAACGACTACAGACATGTGGGTAGACGATGAAAAAGAATAATAACAATAAGGTATTGGTTAGAAAAAAGCATAAAAGAGCTTTGAAAGCAGCAAGAAGAAGAGCAGCATTTCAAATAATAAAAGAAAATTGGAAAAGAGGCATAGGATTATATGAAACCTACACGGAAGAAGAGCGTAATAAGTCTGATAAGTTACGATGCTAAGTTTTTACCTGAAAGTATTAAAACATACTACGATTATGTAGATGAAATTGTACTAGGATTAGATAAAGATAGAATAAGCTGGAGTAATAATAGATTTTCTTTTGACGAAGACGCATTATGGAAAGCTCTTCAAGCAATAGACGTAGATAACAAGATAA